AAGTTCCTCAAGTAACTCAATGCCGGATTTTTCTTCAGGGATTTGTATATTGAGATTACTTATATCAGTAACCTCTTGAATATTCATTGCATCATTACGGGAAATCTTCCCGCTGATACAATCAAGGTAATTGTAAATCTCGTTTGTTGTTTTCATCTTGTTTTTTATTTAAGTTTTTGATTAACTACTTATACAAATATATGACATATAATATTATATGTCAATACATTAGTTAATCTTTTTTTTACTGATTAGTTTTAAGAAAAGTTCATTGTAAGGAATATCTAACTTTTCCTTTAACTCCTTTAGTTTTGCAGCAGTTTCGATGCTGAGATAAAACGGGATGTATTTAAACAATCCGTCTTTTATTTTGTTTTTTGTTTTCATTAGATTAAAATAAATTTATAGTTTCGTTTGCAAATCTTTCTTTAGCTGTTTTAAGATTCTTAATAGCCTGTTTGTAATAAGTATCTTTTAGCTCAATCCCTATGGCTTTCCTGCCAAGACTAACAGGCGAAAATACCTCACTTCCTACTCCCATAAACGGAGTAAACACTATTTCGTTTTTATTCGAATATAATTCTACAAGTCGGTCTATTACGTCTAATTGCAAGGGATGAACGTGCTTTTCATCATCTTCATCTTTACTCTCCTTGTACTGCAATACATTATCAATTCGAATATCATCCCATACACTTGAAGCGTAACGTTGCCATATTATATGGGATAACTTATTCGTCTTCGGATCGGTATGATTATAATATTTTTGCTTCAACTGCTCAAATGTTCCATATTTATCAAGCATATCCGGTAATATTGGAATAGCCCCCGCATAATATTTCAATCCTTGAGGATGAATAACGGGAACTTCGTTAATGCCGTTTTTTTTAAAGATTAAGATATAATCTGGCATTGCAGTAAAGCATTCCGTTGAATCTTCTACTATTAATTTGTGCATCAATGACCTTACCATAGTCCTCATTCTAACCTTTAACGGCTCTTTCCATATAGTAATTTTATTTCGATATTTGAACCCGTATTTTTCGTGTAACAAAATTATCTCGTGAGGGAAATCCCACATACCCCCGTCTTTATTCATTATATCCGTGCAATGAACAGCTGTTATTCTGCCTGGCTTTGTAACTCTGGATATTTCTTTGATTAAAAATTCATATTGATATAAAAATTGTTCTCTTGACTCGCAATTACTAAAATCGTTTTCCGAACTTGAATAGTTATAAAGCCCTGCAAACGGAGGAGAATATATACTCAAGTGTATACTCTCATTTGGTATTTGCGGTAAAACATACATACAATCTGAATTGTAGATTGTATAGTCGTCTGTTATTAATTGATCTTTGACCATAGTTTTTTAGTTTATAAAGTTAGGTAAAATAATTTTTTTGTTAAATTCTTTTTTTGCTATTTCGTATTTTTTATTGATATTCATATTGAGTTTGTCAAAAAGTTCATTCGCTTTTTTCGTCTTAGCAAGTAAAGAATCTAATACCCTCTTTTGCCCGTCTGAATATACTAAATCCACTATTACATTTTTTTTCTGGCCAAATCTCCAAAAACGCCTGATAGCTTGGTAGTATTGTTCATAAGAGAATGTAGGGAAATATACAGTATGATTGCAGTGCTGCCAATTTAACCCAAAGCAAGTAATTTTTGGCTTCGTTATTAAACGATTAATCTCACCTTTGAAAAACCCCAGTAATAACTCTTCTTTTTTATCTAAATCCATTGATCCCTTAATCTGATAAGCTGATTTATCGAGTTCACTTAATAAATCACCCTCCGCATTTAAGTTGCACCAGTAAACAGAGTTCTTATGCTTATCTGTTAGCTCGACTGCTAATTCGCATCTGTTTTCAATCGTTAATTTTTGTTCCTCTCTCACCTCTGTCAATCTTTTTGCAATCATATCGAATAACATCTCTTGCCCGTTTATACACATATTTTTTTCGTTTTTAACAGAATGATAATTTAAAATTAATTCAGGTAAAATAAATTTGCTGTTATCAAAACCCAAATCAGACGGCTTTCTCATTGAGATACTCCACCCGGATACCCATTTGAAAAAATCCTCTTTTGCGTGACCTTTTAAAATCCATTGAGTTCCTATATTCTGAGGCTTAATAGTATCTTCATTGTTCGTAAAAAATCTTGTTAACATATCAGTATACCCCATATACCCTAACGCTTCTGAACTTGTGCCTAACTCAATGAAATCATTAGGGGATGGAGTTGCAGTGAATAAATATCGGTATTTTACTTTTTTTAAAAAATGTGTGACGTGGGTTTTTATAGCCCCGTCAAAATTCTTAAGGATAGAACTTTCATCTAATATTACACAATCATAATCGTTGTAATCAAAATAATTCAATCTCTCATAATTGCATACTACTATTTTTGTTTTATACTTTCCATCCTTAGAGTAGGATATATCGTCAATCCCAAACTTTTCGGCTTCTGATAAAAATTGAAATGCTACGGCTAAAGGTGTAATTATTAATACCGGCTTATTTGTTTTCTGAATATAATTTTTTGCAGTAACTAATTCTATCAAGGTTTTGCCAAGTCCTGTATCTAAGAATACAGCACATCTGCCTTTCTTTATCGAATGTTCCGATACGTATTTTTGAAAATCAAATAATGATTCTGGCAGATAGCTAGGATCTATCCCATAATTAATACTGGAGTGTTGTTTTTCTTTCAAAAACTTTTCATATTCAGTCATTCAACACCTCCTCTATATAGCAGTGGCACATTGCCATAATTTGAATAGTTTCTGAATACTTTAAATGATTTGCAGAATTGTTTTTTATGCAGTCCCAAAGCTCATCAAATTCCTCTTTGATAACTGCAAATGCTTCGTGATGAGAATGAAAAGCGGGAAAAATTTTTCTGGCCTTGTTTATTTCCCCGTCAATATCTCTTAATACTTGATTGTTCATAATGATTATTTTGATTTAAGGTTATTGCAAATATAATATTATATTTAAATTAAATCAATAATAAAATTTGACTGTTTTAACGTATATGATTTAAGGGGGTGTTATGAGCGAAATACAGGACTTGAGATTGTTATTAACAGCTATATTTCGGCAATGAAGTAAAATTACTGCCAAAAACAAAAAACCCCCGAACTATGTCAGGGGTTTGGCTTACTTGTAACCTAACTTTCTCAAGGTTAGGATTTCTCTGATCCAGCTTCCGACCGAATCATAATCATTACGCTTCCGGGACTATTGCTCTTAGTCTTTCAAGAATCGGATTTACTTTGTCTGAAACTTCCTGTTCGGTAAGATCACCAGTTCCGACAAATGCATTCTCTATTAATGTTACTACTTCACCGATTTGAGCTAACAGCTCATCGAGTTTTGCTTCTGCACCCATTATTTTTTTATTTAGTTTATGAAAAGATATTATTTGTGTTGCTAAAATCAGTATTAAAAATAGTTCAATCATTTTTTCTTTTTAAGAATTTAAAATATTCAAAAATAAAACCTATTGAAAAAATTATTACCAATCCAATTACAACCGTTCCGCAAAGATATATAAAAAAGTCTGCGATGTCTTTCATAATATTATTCCTATCATTTCTTTTTTCAGCCTTTCAATTTCTTTTTCTAAATCTGTAACTTTGTTTCTTAATGATTTTATCTCTGCAATAGCATTATAAATAGTTTCCGTTTCCTTATCAATTTTCGGAACGATTTTTTCAAGTTGATCCTGTGATGGCCTGTAAAATCTTTCATCTAAATCACTCATCATCATCAAGGTCTTCATTAACGGTATAATCTTGAATATCCGCACTGGCTAAATCTCCCAGCCAACTCGCAATGTCTTGCTTTGTAACACGTTTATGATTACCGAAGAACCGTCGATACATTTCTTTCAATTCTTTTAATGAGTAATCTACTGTTATTTTTAGTTTTGTTTCTTCAATCATACCAGGAATCTTTTAATTTGCAGGTTTCATTTAAGCAAAATGTTATATCGTTTGACGGCATAATAATTAATGAAGTTTAACAGTGGATTTCAATTTCAGAAAAATAATTTTAATAATCAATTCTAATATGTGTTAATAACAGTCAAGTAATTATATCACTAACAATTATCATATAGTAAAATAACTTCTTATTTATCTTGTCAATGTTTTTTGAAATCAAAAGAAATTCTTTAACTGTAAAATGCTGTTCGGCTTTTTTAAAATCACTATCAACAAATATAATTTTTTTATTCTCATATCCTTTTACAGCAATCCAATGAGAATTACCCTGTATAATTGTAATTGCTTTCTTTCCGTCTTTAAGAATCTTAATCAGTTTATTTTTGAAAGTCGTTTCATTTTCCGTATAAAATTCCTCTGTGTGATATGCTAACTTAGTTAATCCTTTGACTAATCCCTTTTCATCAGTCCCTTGTATTTTAGTCCCGCAGATTCGCCTGACATATTTTTCACTCGGGACAACCCCGCCGAATGATTCTATTATGTTCCTGACGGCAGACGCGGCACAGCTGTAAGGGGTTTCTTGTTTGAAAGTCATCTCTTAATAATTAATATAACCGATTCAAGAAATTTTTCTAAACTGATTAACCTTAATTCCCTTTTCTCAAGTAATATTTTTATTTGTTCTTTCAAAGTTTCACTATCGGACATTATAAGAAGTCAATATTCTTTTATTATTAAATTCAAATTCTTTTCCAAATACTTCCATTGTGCCAAACCCGTGATTCCATTGATTAATAGGCATATATGCAGGTTTTAATCCACATAAACAGCCAATCGACCAATTAGCATATTCGTTTCCGGCTAATGATTTTGCTGAGCTTTCCTGAGTCTTGTGGAAGTTCCCAAAGATACAATTATCATTAGTTCTTAATATCATTGTTCGGGCAATGTTTATGCCGCCTTTAGAACCTGCCTCATTTCCGTGAAGCAAGAAAGCCGAAGATAGTTTCAAACCTACACCATTTTCAACAAATTTTATTCCTAACTTACTTAAGTCAAGCAAAGAGTTTAAAGTAATAGCCTCTATGCCGAACAATGCAGCAGCGTGATCGTAAATGTATTTATTAAGTCTTTGTTCGTGATTTCCCTCATAGTAAATAATCTGAGCCTTGTTAAATTTATTACCGATATGCAGTAAAAATTCTTTACAGATATTTATTTCATCTTTCAAACGTGGTTTAGACGGGTCTTTGCTGTAACGTGACAACCCGTAAAAGTCCATTAAATCACCCAATAGAATAACCGTGTCAATGTTATCTCTGTAATTCAATGCTGTTTCAATTGCTTTTTTATCGTGGAAAGGAAAGTGAGTGTCTGAAATAATCAGAACATTTTTAGAGTTTTTTATTTCATAGGGTTTTAAAGGTAGTTCAATTATTCCCTCTGGAATGTTAAGTTTCCCATTGCCGTTTGATGTGGACATAGTAAAATATTGTAGTTAGTTTAAATTCAGGATATTTCAAATGTAGCATCTTAGAAATTGATGCGCTTGTTTGCTCTTTATACTTCTTGAGATACTTAGCAATATCTTTTTCTAATAATGGTCTACTTGAAACGGGTCTATTTAAATTGTTCTCCTCTCTTGCGTAGCCGACTCTCCGGCGAAGTGAATCTATTCTAACCAATCCGAAATATTTGGGATATTTCTTTTTAAGGATTTTTGAAATTTCCTTATCAGTAAGATTTATGTTATTACTTATTTCTTTTATTATTTTGTCAGTCAAGATATTTATATAATTCTGTCAGTGAAATTTTATACCGGCTGCTGAAATGATTTCCGCCGTGTTCGTGATCTTCAACATTTTCAATAGTATAAATGTAAGCAGTATCCCCTATCACTGACCAATTACCGAAGAGTTGTTTGATACCTGCTTTACGGTCAATGAAGTTCTGTCGGTTGTTCAATCTTCTCCAATCACTCTTCCCGTTTACTGAATGTGCTAACTGAACATTCACGATGCCCGTTGCTCTGTCATAAGTTGTAAGCAGTCCGAAGTAACCTCTCAATGTCCGTATCACTGACATTTCATAAAATTCAAGTGTGGGAATATCCTGTGAGTCAGGCTTAAGAATCTCAACAATAGGAGTCCAGGTGTATCCGTTTGAGCTTTCACAGTATCCGATTGTTCGCGGAGTGGGGTTTACTCTGATATAATTTCTTATCAGTCCGTTATCATATAATAAATTCCTGTCTTCTCCGCTTGTCTGAGTGAAATCATACGCCATATCTGACCACGTTGAGCCGTTAGTTGAGCCTTGATAAAAAGAAGTGCACCTGCCGTGAATCTGAAAATGCCATTTATGATACGAGCATCTGAAAGTATTCAGGTCAGGCATATAAACAATTGAGCCGTAAGCACAGTTCGTATCTCTCCAAGTCCAACCGCTTAACCCGTTATTTGATGTTCCCATAATTACGTTATTACCTTTTCGTGCATATACCGTAAATTTTCCGTTAAGCAGAAAAGCGGGATTGAATACAAAATAATCCTGAATCAGTGAATGAATGACTACGCCTTCATAAACAGGTTTTGTTAAAGGCGGATCGATTATTATTGGATCTCTCCAACCCGGACTGACAATATCCATTTGATTTTCTAACGCAATTATTCTTTCAAGTTCACTCATAATTTTTTTATTAAGTATTCCAAAATCCCTTTTACAAATACCCGTATGATACTCACTTTGGGTTTTCTTTTTACTGTAGGAACTATTTTATTCAGCTGTTCCGGGTCAGGTCTGTAAAATCTTTCATCGAGTTCACTCATAGAGTATCATTAGCTTTAATTACATTCTCATTTCTTGTTTCAACCAATAAAGAGTTCTTGAATTTTCTTACCTTGATAACAATCCACTGGTTAAGCAGTCCCAATACAAATGCAGATTCCGGAGATTGTCTTAATGGAAATCCTATGTTTGCAAGGAAAGGCAAATCACCAATATCTGTCAGGCTCACTATTGCCACGCCTAATATAAGCCCTGAGCACATATACAGGAAATTAATACCGATGTAAACGTCAAGTTGTGCAAGTTTACCGGATATGTCCGGAACAGATTTGCTGAAGGTCGCGAAGTCTGTCAGAAAATATCCCAACATTCCAAGCAGAAGATAAATATATACCTCAATCATTTTAATTCTCCTTTGTTAATCGTTTATGAAATTATCATTGTCTTTAAGTTCATTAAATTTCTTATCTCTTATATCCTGATAACCGTTATTGAAATGTTTTCCCAAAGCGTGATCCGTCGCATCAATTTTATAATTCATCAATCTGATTTCTTTTCTAAAAACACTATAATTCGCATTAAGGGATTTCAGAAGATATTTTCCGCCCCATACTAAGAATCCTGATATTAGGGATAACAGTATTATTGCTATAGCAAGCATTATCTTCGTTACTGTTGGGCTTGCCATTATTTCTTTTAGGAATAGATCCATAAATTTTTCCATTTAATCGGAGTTAGTTGAGTGAATATCATTTTAATTTTTCTCCTTTGTTTTAAAATTATTTTAATTTGCCTATTTGGGAAGCGAATTAAATTTATCTGTATTCCTGAAACTTTGAAAGCTCAATAGGTTCTGAGGTCTTGAATACTCTTAATAGAATATTTGCAATAGACTGAATGACTGCAACCTGCTCAATGCTTACAATGTTATTCGCTGTCAATGAATCAACTGTGAACAGCACTACAGGAATTGCAACATTTACCCATATAGTTAATGACTTATACCATTTCTTTTCGTTCATTTTGTTTTATTTTAAGTTTATAAAAAAAGTTGTATCTACTGTTTCAAAATTAGGAGTTACAACAGCCGAATCAATTAACCTCCACGTTACTGCTGACGGATTACCGGAATAATCATAAACAACTGAACAGATTTTTTCTTTCTGATCTGAAATGCTTCTGCCAAGCGTATTACATCTTAATTGGATACCAAAGCAACCGAAAGAATATTGTTTAAACTCAATCGGCTCGTAACCTTTAGTTGAATATTTTTTACAAGCAAATTCTAATTTTCCGTTCTTAAATATTGTCTTTGATAAATTCACCAAGAAAGAACTATTTCCCATATTAAATATTTCACCTGAGGTTCTTTGAATATAAATATTCAACGTAGCTTTCTTCTTTGTTGTAACAACTTCTAATGTGCAGTTTGCTGTTTTCATACTTATCTATTAGAGTCTGAAATGGTAATATAAAATTTAGCAGTATCTCTTTTGAAAGTGTTAGAAGAACTATTGAATTCTATCCTGCAATTTGAAGAAGTCACAACTGCGTAGAAACTATAAGGAGCATAAAAGCATCCCGGAGTATAGACCGCGCCAGTGGAGTCATCTCTTATTATGCAAGTCCATCTCTCAATAAACTTTGTATTTGATATACCATGCGCAATTTGCGTTACTCCGCCTTGGACAGAATCGCATAATAGACGTATAACTGTATCCCTCGTATACTTATCAATATTATTATATGCACCGATTTTTTTCCAACCATTATTTACCATATCCCCATTAAAAGTCGCTGTCCCGGAAGCTGTCAATGTTGTAGTTGTTAATCCGTTTGCAAAATTAACAAGTGCAGAGAATACGGGAGATACTGTAAATGTTACAGTTGTAGCAAATGAAACTATTGAATTGAATATTTCCGTTATGCCTGAATTTGTATGAGCAAAATTAGCAGTATCAATCTTCGCAGTGTTCGGGATTCGTGCTGAATCTATTTTCCCTGATGCAATGTTAGCTGCATTGATGTCAGTAATATAATACCCGATCCCTAAAAGACTGTCAGCTGTGACCTTTCCAAGCGAAGTTATATTAGTCCCTACATTTAAATTACCAATAATCTGAACATAATCTGACATTTGAACAGTGTCAGTAAAATTCGTGTAACCATTTTTATTGATTACAATCCGCTTTGTGTTATTCGTTATGAATGCAAGTGAATCAGTGCTTATAGTTCCGATTGAAGTGGATGAGCCTTTAAGGAAATTAAGGTCAGATATTATATCACCCGTAACATTTAAGTCGCTTGTAATTCTTGCATTATCGATTAAGCTTAATCCGTCTGCTTTAAGTGTATCAGAAAATATAGTTTTGTATTGGAAAGTATTTCTACCGCTAAATGTTGTGTTATCACTTGCAGCAATTCCCCCGCCGCCTGTTCCCGATGTGACAGCAACTCCGTTATAGTATAGAGAGTCACCCGCTTTCATCTTGATCTTAGTGGAAGGATACATATAATTTGAATCTGAATAAATCCACTGTGCTTTATTCCCGCCCCAAGATAATGTATAATTCAAAGCGTCCAGGTTTACTATGCTGACTAATATTATAATCAATATTACAGCCGGTAAAAAGATATATTTAATTTTATTTTTCATTTTAAAAATCTGCTTTTGGTTTAATATTTACATCGACAGTTGAGCTGCCTACTGATTGGTTTGACGCTGTCAAATTACCTTTACAGCTTGTAAAGGTTGCGGTATTATCTCCGTCATCGTTTACTTTCATTTCGCAATTTACGAACTTACAATTATTGAATGTTACCGAAAGGCAGGTCAAATCAAAGAGTATATCTTTAAACTTTATATTTGTGAATAATAAATTTACTCCGCTGTCATCTTTAAACATTGTAAAATTCTCTATGATGGTATTTCCTAATGATGAAACCCCAACATTATCTGTTGCCGGGGGGATCAATACAATGTCCTGATTAATTCCTTTCAAATGGATATAGTCATCAATGTAAGCACCGCCTGCATTTGATATGTTAATATAATTGTATCCGGCTGTTCCCATCCCTTTAACCTCAATACATACCCTTCTGTCTACACCTGCGACCGCAAGAGCATACTGCATTGCATTTGCATAAGCAGTATATACTTTGCCTGTTATTTCGCTTCCGCCCGGAATAAGCCTAATTACATTCGGCGATTCCTGATAAGGAGTAACTTCAATATCATTAATCAAATCCTCAACTTGACCTAATGTTGCTGCACCGCTTGAGGTTGCTGCATCACTTAACCCCGTAACACGCCACCCCGCCATCGCAATATTAGAACCCATCTGAGTTAATACAAGAGTTCCTATTGTTGTAGGGTCATCAGGAAATGATACCCCCGCGTTTGCAGTATCCTCATAAATATAATCCGTTTTAATATCATTAGAAAAAGTCTTGAGCCCCGCTATCGTTTGAGCTCCCGTTTTAGCAACGATTCCCGAAACATCAAGGGAATCCTTAATCAGAACTCCGTCAATTGTAACTCCTGTATTAGAAGTCTTTTCTGAAATTGTATCTGTCTGAACACCGGCACTTAATACAATCTGATTTGAAAAAGTTTTAGCTCCTGCAATTGTCTGAGTTCCTGTAATCAGAACTGCATTATGCTCACCAATTTTTATAATTCCAAAAATTGATAAATGAGTAGAACTTGAATAAACTCTGTATTCTCCTGGTTCTACGGAAGTAAACTGATAAACTCCGTGATCTATCAATGAACCATTATAAGCCACTGTCGAGTAATCCCCTGTTCTAAGATTAATACTACTGACTGTTTCGTCCACTGATAATGATGCATCAACGTTTTCAAGTGCAACCGGTAAGGCAAATGTTATAGCCATAATTTTTTATATGTTATTTTATGCGTCAATAATTGTATAATATGGACTTCTGAAAGAATCAATATCGGAAGTCACAAAATTTTTACTTTGTGTTTCTACTGTAATGAATTTTAAAATCGGTAATGAGTGCCCCTCTCTTTGCGGTAATAGTGCAAGATCAAAAGCCCCGTCCTCTAATCTTACTTCAAAGAATCGCCCTAATTTATCTGCTCTCGGATATAGCCATAACTTATATGTTTCCGGTAAGGCATTAAAAGAAAATATTTGTTCAATTACAAAAAGCATATCCGTTTTAATATAATCTGAATAATCGAGTGTGAATCTTATTCTTGATCCCTGAAAGTCATAGTCTTTTAATCTCTTGTTTTTCCTCAGAGTAATTCTTTTAAAATCCTCAACATAAGATTCTACTAATCCACCCTCACCGCACAAGTCAAGATTTATTTCATCTATACCGGAAACAGGAGCATCATTGACATCAGTAATTCTTATTTTGGGAAAACTTGAACCGTTTATATAGTCACTCATTGAATCATTTGTAAGGTTAATGTTGAAATTTTATCAATGGGATGAAAAGAAAGATTTATAATTGAAAAATATTTATCCTCTAAATTTGCATCCTGATAATTACTTAAATGAACAGTTTGTAATGGATTAGTAATTAACTGTTTAACTTCTATCTGAATTATTATTTCATCATTTGTTTTTAAGAACTTTTTAAAGTTTCTTTTAAATTTATCTGTCTGACAATACATTTCATAGTTTACATATTTATTTAAATTAGTATCATAGTAAACTATTGCATTCGCCGGACTGCCGTTATAAAGCCCTTGTGAATTAGTAGGAGTTCCCGCATCGTAAAAGTTACCATTCCCATAATAAGCCCCATTATTTGCTCTTGCATTATTTCTGTCAAAACCTGCGGAGTTATCTCTTGAATTTGTATAAGGATTTAAGACAAGAGATTTCTTTGTGCTGTAATTGAATTTAGAAACTGTAAAGTCTAATGAATTGCCAGACCCTGAAAGTGAAGTCTTTTCATCTACAACATAAAATTCATCCGATGAAATATGTCTTGTAAGATTATGAGCCCTGAAGTCCATTAGATACAAACTCCCGCCGTTCCAATTCATACTTCTGAACGGTCTTACTCTATTTGAATAACTTGTATTCGAAGAGAATACCATATTACTTGATCCGGAAAGATTATGTGAACTTGCATTAATAGGTCTTGCATTATCGAATATACAGAAACAAGAAGTAGTCGAAGTCCTATCTAATCCTGAATCATAATATTCTCCATTATTTATAATCACATTATCCACTTGAAACTGATTATACCTGTGTGTGAGTGACTGCGAAACTTCAACTTCTGCACAATCAATATCTAATACATCGAAATCAGTCGCCGCTCTTTCCTGTATTACTAATTCATTTAAATACCAATACCATATCCATCCGTAACCTAACAGCATTGAATTAAAGAACGTCATCTTATTTATGCCGTCAAGATAAAAACAATCATATCCTGTCTTGATGTGGATCACATTTCCGTAATCGTAAAAATTAGTATTTGGCGAATATGTATAAGCTAATTCTGCAACGTAATGATAATTGAGCCAGTGATCTAATTTATTCCATCCTTGAAATACTACATTAGGGAAAAGATTAGGAAAGAATGAACGTGCCCTGTAAAATCTTAATCCTTGTAATGCTGGGAAAGGATTTGTTCCGACCCCCGATGTAGCCTCAAACTCCGCACTTGAACCGAGCTGAACATTACTAAAAAAGTCTTTGAACTCCTTTTCATATCCTAATGTGATTACAGATAGTATTTTATCTTCAAGAGAATTTACATTTACTCCGTCTTTATAAATTATACCTGAATAAATCAGAGTATCATCTTCATAGTAATTAAGTTTCCATTTAAAGAATTTGTTTGCATTAAATATCTCAAAGAAATCAAATAATACTCCGTCATCATAGCAATTGAAAGTAAAATTCGATGCTTTGACATATAAAGTATTATCGGATTCAACATCTTCAAATGAATATTCAATCTCTGACATTGTTTCATCCTGATAGTAGTCATATAAGTCAATGCTCTCTAAGAGTGTAGGAGTCACATCTGAAAAGAAATTAATATTAATATCCTCAGTCGTGTTATCCCATTTATATTTAAGACACTCTAATCTCATATTCTCGTATATTGCTTCATTGCATTATAATTCTCGATCTGAGCTTTGAAATATTTCTGATTGACATTTGAACTCATATAGATATTCACCGGACTTGCATTCATACTGACTGACTGATTTATCATTCTATTTGTATCAACACTTAAAGACCCCCCCGAACCCGAAGGCATTGCACCTAATCCGATTACAGTTTTTACGAAACTAAATATCTGACTGCCAACATTTAAAGCGGAATTTGCAAAATTAAAAAATGTCATTAACTTTCCGACAAAAGTATCTGCACCTATATTCAATACCCCCATTGCTTGTGATAATAAAGAATATCCCTGCTGAATATCCTGTAATGTATCTCTTGAATCTTGTTTTATCGGATTAATAGAACTCAATTGATTATCTTGAACAGTTCCGGGTAAGAATGAAACAGGTGTTTTAACACTGAATATATCATAAGCAGACCGCGAACCGCCTTTAAACAAATATATCATTTGATCTTTTAAATCATCATAAACGGCTTTAACAATTCCCTCAGCTACTTTACTTGTTCCCGTTCCCCCTTTACTAAAATTAGGATTAAAGCCAAGATTTTTGCCGGCTGTATAATTGGTATTTTCTGCAAATGTTCCCTTTGGAACAATCGGATTACCGAACTTGTCAAACTGAATTGCATCTTCATTACCGTATTGGAATTGAAAAGTTTGAGTGCTTTTTTCTGCTGACTGAAATACTTGTTTCCATTTTGAAATTATATCATCTAATCTATTTTCAACCAATTTAAACACACTGATTAAAGGCGAAATATCACCGATTGCAGAACCTATTGAAGCAACTAACTCATTGAATGTAAATAATTTACTCCCCGCTATTGTAGTTGCATCATTTAAAGAAACTAATTTATTGATTGTAGTTTCTAAAGAATTTACAAGACTGCTCCCAAATTGAGCCGTTAAATTAGTTACAGTAACCTGCAATGAATCCATTTTATCCTTAGTATCTTGTGTCTTATCATTCACAGATTCAATAGATACACCTGTCAGATTGAATATTGCCTGAAGTCTTAAATTCTGCTGCTCCTCAGCATCCATAGAATCTAAATGCTTTCCTGTCGTCGCAACTAATTTATTAAGTTCCTGTTCAAAATCCTTAGTTGAAATACCTACTGCTCTTAATCCCCTTGCAGATCCGTCACTTGCATTTATAACTCTTTCAAAATTACTTTCAACCGAACCGCCGTATTTATCTGCTGCATCCTCAGCTAAGGAAAACAGCATAGCTTGATCTTTTAACTGCACACCTAAATCACTTGCATAATTACTTAGCTTAATCAGTCCCGCGTCATCAACCGTCCCCGCCGTTGCTTTTCTGAATAGTTCAATATCTTTTGCAGAACCGATGAAGTTACTTCTTAATACATTTAGTTCAGCTCCCATATTTACAGCTTTAACTATGAACGCCGTCAATGCACCGGAAGCGAGTGTTTGCAATCCGATTCCCATTTGATCAATTGACTGCTTAGTAGTCTTGACCTGTGTATCAACACCTTTTAAACTTGTCCTTAAAGAGTTAATACCCTGCTCATTAAACTCACTCGATATTTTGACCTGAATATTTTCTACTGAATCACTCATATATTAAATCTTTCTTTCAAAACTAATTTAGTGAACATTGTAGCATCTTTTTTTGTAATCCCGAAAAAAGGTCTTGAAGGCATATTGTCTGTTCCCTCATTTACCCATTTTGCTACCTGTGAAACTGTAGGTCTTGGCTTTGATTTCTTTGAAGTTGATAGTTTAGGGTATCTTACATTTTTCATTCTTACTATAACCTTATTATCTTCTTTTGCTACCACTACACTACTTAACATCTTTCCTGTATCTATCAAAGGCACTGATGAACCTTTCCTGTCTATTGTAGACTTTGCTAATTTTACAACCCTCCCGCCCGTATCATATCTTACACCGCTTGAAATATTCTTTTTTATTTTATCTCTAATTAAAAAAGCAATTGAATTTAAATCTTTCTTTAAAAGTCCTTTATCACTCAACTTCTGCTGGAGCTGTTTGCCTATATCAATCTTATTCCCGAAGACTACAATATTTTTACCCGAACTTTTAACTTCAACTTTTACCATTATTTCTTTTTATTTGCGTTATATTTATTTTTTTCACCCTCAAGATTCTCAAAGCAAATCATTTCCCAAAAATCCGTTTCCCTATAATTCTTTCCTATATAATATTTACATTGACCGTATGCTTTTGCTAACTCGTGTATCATCTTTTCATAAATCATTTGAATTGGAACTTGAAACATTGGTATAACAGGATCATCATTTATAAATGCAGCAGGGAATGACTTAACTAATACTGCTATATATTGCTGCTCTTCATCGTAACGAAAAAAAAATCAAGAACAATTTTTGAAGCAACATTCTCAATGAATATGAAGTCGTTAAAATTCATAGTTGAAACATCACCATCCACTAACTTAGGAATTACTCTCGGAATAAGTTTCTTGTCTAATATCAATTCCAGCATTGCATCTTCAACACAGCCTGTTATATATGTATTGATAGACTGCACCTCAGAATCCGTTTCATATTTCTCAGACAACTCTTCAATCTTCTTTTCAATCTCAGATACATCTTTTTCTTTTCTCTCTAATCGTAACTTCTCAATCCTTAATTCTTTAAGTTGTTTTTCATACTTTAAAATCAATGACCTGTCTATCTTTCTTGTTTTCTCAAATATCAGTTTCTTTCTTTCACTGATAAGATCAATTCCATCCCGATATAATTCGAGGACATCCGGCTTTAAAGTATATTTATTCCCGTTGTATTCGTATTCTGTCATTTAACTACTTCGTGTTTAATTGCTGATTTCATTGATTCGTAATTCTGCAATTCAACATCTACAACTGACCCGCAAGGGTAATGAGTATTCATTAATTGCCATCCCTTTTTTTCGGTAATTCTTATTTTTACTGTATTTGCTTTTTTTTCTTCTGCCATTAGAACGATCCCTCCGCTATGTAATACCCGTCATTTACCGGAATAGTAATTGCTGTATTTGGAAAATCAGTCAGACTTAACGCCGCTATTAATGCAGCTAAGAACGTAGCTGTCATAGTTACCGATGTCTGAGGTATGATTGCAATATGCTCATAAGGAGTATTTGTATCACCCTGACCTCTTGAAATCTTAACCTGCGGAGTTACCTGACCGATTGAAACGTGCCATTGATCTAAGTCATCCACAGGACCCGTTTTCTTAAACTGCCAGAAGGTCCTGTTCTTAACGTATGAAGCGAAGTAATCCAGTGTTCCCTTATCACCCTGCATTATCATTCCTGTAGTTGATATGGAATAATTATTAGTAACTTTTCTTACTTCCTGTTTTTCATTTTTCTTTTCTGTTTTATTTGCAATGTGCTGAACATCACTTAAAGCAATGTCCTTTATATCTGCCGCCGTTGTCCCAGCTGAAGGAGTTAAGGGAGCATAAGTTGTATTGTCGCATTCGACTAACACAATTTCACCGCCTATGTCATCCGAAGGAATTGCATCCGGCTTTATTGTTATTGCCATTGTTGTATCTCCTTTTGTTTTTCATTTAATAAATGAATGTTAATTGGTAAATCATTATTCAATTTTGAATCAATTGTTTTTATTTTTTCAATCTCAGTAATTATCAAGTCTTGTAATGTCTTATCATAATCCATTTTCAAAGTCCCTATCATACAGGAAACCAATTCAACTCTTGCATATCTTTGCATAGGGAAATACTCTAATGACTGCCTGAGCAGATCCGTCTGAACAGTCCCGAGCTCAATGAAACATTTGAAAGCATTGTTACAGGCTAAAGCCTTATGTTCATCATTTACATTATCATTCAGCACATTTAAAAAATATTCGATTGAGGTTTTGTAATCTTTTTTATACTGACAAAATAATCCAAGATGAAAATTTCTTACAGGGTTATCAAAATCTTTCAGCATAATTCTTAAATTTCTTTCAACCTTATCATTTAATTCTTTGCCTGAAATCTGACAACCGGAATGCTTGAATGTAAGGTCAGGCACTAATGAAGTATTCTTATCAGTAATACAATACTCAACTGATTCGTGTAACATATACTTATAAAGTATCTTGCCATCGTTCTTAAATATCCTTGCATTCCAATACGGATTATCACCGTTATATATCTTTACTAAATAAATATCATATTTCGGATCAAGATATTTTATCTCTGCTGACATTACTTCATCACTATCAATTATCAGAATCCAGTTCCCTTTAGCTTTGCTAATTGAATAATTTCTTGCATCACTGAAAGAATCATTCCAATCAAACTGAAACAGTCTTATCTTATCATATTTAAATATGTCAATTGTAAATTCTTTACAAGTATTCACTAAAATAATTTCATTAACCGATTCATATACCGATTCAATAGCATCTAAGACCTTCGGATTGTTATTCGTAATTATACAAGCTGAAATGTTCATTTCCAAAACTCCCAAAAATGATTTTTCTTATATTTATATTTATAAATTATTTTAACCTCAATTGTTGTATCCTTTATATGCTGCATATATTCATTTATCTCTTTCATTCTCTTGTGTATTTTTGCAAGTTTTTTATTTACTTGAGATACGTCTATTTTAGAATCAACTATAATTTCTCCTATCTCTGCCATTAATTAAAAACCTTTCTGTAAGTATTTCTATGTTTAATTAAAAGTTCACTGAATTTATCAAACGGAACGTCAATGCAGAATATGTCACCATCACAGGTCACAATCTTAGTATTATTATCTTCAAGTTCCCAAAAAGAAGTAATTATATCTAAGTCATTCCCCGCTTTTGTCCATTTCCATTCTGCATAAGTGTCTTCAATATCTTTTACCTCTATTCTACAAAATAATATTCCCGCTTCTACTTTATACATTTTTAAATGCTATTGCTTTAGAATAATAAAATTGATATTCGATCTCATTGCTGAACTCTGAATATGTATCTCCGTTCTTTGCTCTTACCTTGATTAAATTTCTTCTTGAATTAGAAATCACAGGATAAAATCCTAACGAACCCGGCTGCAATATGTATCTTAGTATGTGAGCATTAAGGGTAACTATTAATTCACCTCTAAACCATACTTCATATTCTTTTGCGTAAGGAATGAAATTCCAATAGAATGCAATTGAACCCGATACTGCCTCCTCTGAAACTAATACGGGAGTTGATAAATCCTTATCTATTAACGAATCAACCGCTTTGTCTATTTGTAAATATCCGTAACCACTGTAAGTGTCAAATGTAGGATAGTTTGAACTTGTCACAATTGCATTACCTATAACATCATACCAATCAAAGCCCGTTGAATCTTTTATATAAGCTAACTGACCCGCAATAAACGGAGTTGAATAGGATTCCGTAGCGAATAGCATTGAACCTTCACCGTCGTATGAACCAGTCCCAAGATTATGAGTAATTTTTATCTTATTGCCGTATCCGTCGTTATTGATATACTCATCAACTCTATATGTTCCATTCGGATTAATATCAAATCCTGTAACGTCTTTAATCGTTATTCCCATTCCCTCAAGGTCAACATTATAACCGTCACGAATTATTAATGCCTTTGAAGTTGTTTCCGTTGGACTTGTAACCCCGTATTTTAATTTACCCGTTGTTACAGTTTGGAATGTTCCCGTAGTTCCGGCTGAAGTCGTATGCGATACCTGAAAATATCCGTTATCAAAAATAATATTGCTTGTATAAATTACTCCCGTAGGCAATGGGCTTATATCCGTTCCTGTTATTGCCGTTGAAATATAAAGTGGTATTCCCTGCTCAATTATTCCGATTGCAGTTATATCGGATATTCCGCTTAACTTAAAATATAAAGTGCTTGAGTTCACTCTTTGAATTTGAGATATGGTATATTCAGTTCCGCACTGTCGTATTTCTGTAATATCCTGAAAGACTTCTGTGTCTGGTTGATCGTAAAACATACAAGGGTATGCAGTAGCATTTCCCTGTTCTCTTGAACCACTGCCACAAAATACACCCGAATAAAGCATCCTAGAAGTTGTTGTGCTTGGATCGTGATAATAATTACTTGCAGCCGGAACAACGGGAAGCATCCCTCTTTTAATTGCCGAATCAATTACATTAGAGGCTTGAGAAATATTTGTTGCTGTATTTCTAATCAGCATTTCATAACCTGAGTTTATCTGTTCATCAACATACGCCTGAGTGAAATCCGATTGAGAAATATTTTCATCAATATCGATAGTTCCATTCCAATCACCACCTGCCAATTCGTAACCTGCAATGAAATTAGCAACTGCCTGAGGTTCATCAGATTCCGTTGTTAAGAAAGCATATTTAATTCTAATTGCCATTAATATATGTTGTATGCTTTAAATGCTATTGTATAACCTGCGAATAATAAATTATCTGCTAAATCTCCGTTCATATCTCTTGTTTCAATTAGTAACCTGCCGTCTGTGTAGTATTGAGCTCCTTCATCTGAAGATACGTCTAATGTTAATGTCCCTATCTGTTCATTTTGTAAAGTTTCATCTGTGAAAAACGGAGATTCCTCTGCATCGGGGATTGCTGTAATGGTTCTTGTTTTCCAAAGTGGAATGACAAAATTCTCAAACTTAGCAGCGTTATTTGTTCCTGCTAATTCAATTCTAAATCCGTTAGCTCCGCTTTCTCTGAACTGTAAATAATATTTCCCCGTTGATACTTTTACGGATAATGCTTTACTCCAAGAAGTTGCTAATGTTTGGTTTGAGCTTACCGGAGTTATATCAGTCGGATAATAGTCAGGTCCTACAGTATCTGTATCAACTACAACTTTACCAAAAAACGCCTTACCGCTGTTCACATTATTATGCTGTGAAAGAATCCCTCTGCATACATAGTAATCAACTCCCGTAGCTGTTACACTTACACCTGCACCGGTAATTATATTTGAAAGAGTATCAAATACTAATACATCGCTTCCTCCCTGAGTTTTCTTAACGGGTATTTTCCAATCAGTAACATCCTTAACAGAAAGTAAATGCTGCGAAGTTACGCAATCCTTTCCAACTGTCCCGCCGAATGATTTTCTTTCAGTATAAGTTGTGCCGTCAGTTGAAGTGAATAACTTGAACAGGATATAATCAACATCGGTATTATCAAATTCAACTGTTGAGTTTGAACCCGTCACAAAGTCACCCTGGATATAGTTTGACCCTGCAAATGTGTTATAATATAATCTTGCGTGTGTCACATTGTCAGGTGAATCTGCTATTGGGGAGTTAGCAGGTTGTTTATAATAGTTCTCTTCTGAATATTTATCAAGTTCTACTGTAATCATTATACTGTTTCTGAATTTAAAATTGTTGTGAAATCATTTGTTACCATTTTATCAATTATCTGCAAACTGAATTCTATTGATGGTCTGTAATATTCATTCTCGAAGTTATCACCATTTGCGATTTTCAAATCCGTTAAATTATTTATCTTTAGCGATCCGCTTATAGTGTCATCCTTATACGTCACATTTTTTTTAACATTCAATATTCTGAATATCCCGAATATATATCTGTCAAATATTTTTTTATAAACTGTATAATCTTTATTAGCAACTAAAAAAATTAATTCCATTTTAACATTTGCATTTAAAACTCTCTGATTTTCTGAATTAGATTTATCAATCCCCGTAACATATAACTGGTAATGTATGAATGATTCACTTGCACCGATTAAGTCTAAGTCTAATTCAGTTATAATCTGTTTGAGCTTGATCGGGCTGCCAAGATAACCATTCAATGCATCTTGCTTAGATGCTATATATGATTGTATTAAGTTGAGAATCATTTAAGCATAGTAATTGAATTTTGAACCGAAACCTCATCAGGTTCTCCGTCATTATCAGTATCGGAATAAAACTTAGTTTCATTCATTATGTTTTCATACATACTATAAAAGTCCTTTGCTTTCTTGTCAAATTGGTCATCTGTCGCCTTTGATATATCCGTGTATATAAAGTAAAGCCACATACAAGCAAATAACTCACTATAAACAGATTCGACTAAATAAGCCCTGTAATCTATTGATCCCGTTCCGATGGTAGTTACTAACCTGTAATATTTGTAAGGTGTTAAAAACTCTAATATCCTTTGCGTATCACTTGTAAGAATAGTCATTGAATCTATATCGTAATAATTCTCGTCATCATCAGACCCCTGAAATGTCAATACTTTCCCTGAAGTTGTATTAGTTATGTTATCAATGACTAATGTCATTCTGTTAATAGTATCTTCAACTCCTGTAGTTGTTTCAGTTGCACTTACTGAATTACCGGCGGTTCTTAATGTTAGCATAGGCATTAAATCCCTTACATTATAGCCCTTGCTTGTAATCCCGTTCATTACTCTTGTAACTGCTTTCTTTTTCTGTTCAGAGTAATCAGTTTCTCCCGTCCATAATAAAGCAGATAGCTTTACAGCATATCCTTTTAAATACTCTTCATCAATTAAAACTCTTATCATTATCTTTTAAATAAAAAAGACTAACTAAATAAATATAACATCACTTAGTTAGTCTTATCAAATTAACCCCTTTAAAGTTTAAGAATAAAACTTGCTCTTAAATATCTTCTGCTGTTCAGCATCAAGTATAATTACTTTCGCCATTGCCAATTCCCATAACTGCTGGTCTGTTAAATCTTCAAGATATGTTTGTCCTGTCCATTTCCATAACATCCCTCCGCCTCTTGCCGGGTTCGGAACTTGCTCCATTACCGAAGCATAAGCATTATTCTTTTGCCCCTGCAAATTCACATCAAAGCCAATCATAAATGATCTTCCTGTATGTTTTGGTATAACAGCAGAATATCCCTGCTGTAATACAGCATCCGATAAATGATATTTCTGTTTTTTTTCTTCCGGCTTTTTTTCTTCTTTGATCTCTTTTGCCATTATTGTTTTTATTATTTAATCCCCGTAAATTAATGCACAGTGAATCTTTGTAGTCGTTTCACTTCCAGCCTTCCATATCAGAGTTACTCTTACCTGATTAGCTCCCGGTATTAACGAAGTTGCTAATCCGTAACCTTGTAATATTTTTCCTTTACTCAACCCCGAAACTGCTGAGCTTCTTGTATCAAGTGAAAGTGTGTCTGCTGCAACCGAACCGATCTCCGTGTCCGCTCCATATCTGTAATCAAATGAACCCTTAACATAAGAAGTGTCATCAGTGTAGTAATGTAATGCAACATTTGTTGCTCCGTATAGAGGTATCCACGGAGAGATTAAAGTGTCATTTGTTGTAGTCGCTGCATCGTCATAAATTACATATTTCTGATAATCACCTGCACCCATATATGTTACGGATGCAATAGTGATAAGAACAAGAACAGAAAATATAATTGAAAACTTTGCAAATTTATCTTTTACTTTTTTTGATATTTCCATTTTATTTTATTTCTCCTTGTTTAAATTTTTTATAAAGTTTTCAGTTCAACTATTCTTATTAGTTTGTCATCAGTTGCAACCTTTGTCCAGCTTGATGCTGTTGCTAATTGTGCATTAGTCGGATTGCTTGTGACTGTTCCGTCAAACTGAACACCCGGAACGTGTGTTAATGAACTCCATCTTAATATTAATACATCCTGTCCGCCGTTAGTTAACGCAACCCTATGTAATTCAAGTTCTGCAACTAAATCACCTGCAACAATTCTTGTTAAGTTTGCATTGCTCTGAGCCATCGAAGTTCTTTCTCTGAATTTATATATTACCGATCCGGGAGCACAAAAATAACTCGGATATACTGAAGATGTCGCTGTGAATTTGTCTGTCATTGTTGCATCCATTCCGAGTAACTTCCCGACCATTCCTGTCCTGTATTGCTCATTCGCAACATTCATAATCGGATTCGTAATCATTCCATCTCTTAAGGCATCCTGATATACTTTACTATTCATTAAAGCAATTGTAAGCATATCCTGATTATCACCGAGTTTCTGTTTAGCTGCAAGAATACCATCATTGTTAATTGTTGATCCCGTATAAGTAGAACCTGTAGAATGTGTAGTCGCAAGTTCAACACTGAACACGCCGGATATTGTATTCACTGCCTGTTTATGTAATTCGACTGCTAAGTAATTTGCTAACTGCTTAGCTATCTCTGCTGTCGGATCACCACCTGAAACAACTTTTACAATCTGCTCAGCTCCCCAGGCTTTTTCTCTTTCACACCATACACCGATGTCCTTATATGTTGCAAGTGCATTAACAGTTGTAGTTAGCGAAGTTGTAATTACATCTGCATCGCCTGATATTGTATTCCAGTGCGGAATGCTCACTGTATAACCCTTATCTGTCGAACTGATAATATTGTCCGGAACTGACTGCATAGCCCCCGCAGTTAATAGTCCGAGTTTATCTGTGAATTCTCCTGCCATTATATCCTTAAAGGCACTCGAATTAAAATCTATATTTGCTAATGTTGATGCTGCCATTTAATTTATATCCTCATTTTAAATTTATTATTGAACGGGTTGACGCCCGTATCTTTGTTTATATAATTGAGAATATGAACTGAAATCAGATTCTTTTAAAATCTCCAAATCCTTAGAGTTAAAATCATCCCACTTCTTACCCTCAATATTAATCTTTTGCTTCCCAACTTTTCCCGATTCCATTCCCGGAGTTTTTGCATTATGTATCTCTACATATTTCTGAAGTTTAACCGTGCTTAAATCTTCTGCAATTTCAATCAACTCTTCCGGCAATTGTTTCAGTAAGTTTTCTCTAATCGACTTATCCAAGTCAGTATATTTAGCTTCATATTGTTTAGCATTCTCCAATGCTTTTTTTAACTCAGCCAAATCTTTTTCCTTGTTATCCAACAAGGTTTTATAATCTTCATTTTCCTTTAACTTTTCATCCTGAGCTTCCTTAATCATTTGCTCATACTCTTCTACTTTTGTCTTGTATGCTTTCAGTGCATCCCTCTGAGCAATTAAGTCCTTAACTACTGCTTCAGGATATACTTTCTCTTGCTTTGGTTCCTGTGGTGTTTCAATTGGTGGTGCTTCTATTTCACTCATCCGAGTTATTTCCCGTCCGGGTATTTAGTTATAAAATAAAAAAGGGACTCAACTTCTCAATCCTGAGAAACTAAATCCCTTCATCTTAGTAGATTTTTATTAAAACTTATTTAAAGAACTTTATTTTCTATTTGTAATTTTTGATAAAACGTAACCAATAAAAACTGATATAAAAACAATAGCAAATAATTCCGGTAAATTCATTTCATTCATTTTATATCCTCTGAAATTGTATGCTTAATGTTCTTAATCTTCTTATCATAGATTGTAATTAGTAATGAGCCGTAACCTGTATCTGCATTTATTTCTTTTATCTTTGATTCAACTTTGGAGATTGCTCTTACCATTTCGATGTTATCAGTGTTAAAATTTGTTTCGCTGTTTTTAACAGTCATTCAAAAATAAAATAATTTATTTTAATAAGCAAATGAAATTCAAGAATTAACCCCGCCTTGATTGTTATTATCTGCATTGACATCTGCGGGGTTATTAACTTCGTTTAATTGAAGTTCTGATTTCCTCATTTGTCTTTCTTTTAAAATGTCTATCGCCGTTTGTTTGTCAACCTCTAAATCCTGCATTGTAAAATCCACTTCATCATAATATCCGATTGCAGATTCCATTTCTCTTCTCTTAATCTTGTCATCAATGCTTTCAGATTCTTTCTCTTCAGAAAATGTTACTTCAAATATTGCTTTCTCGTTCAGCTTAACAGGATTGTATTTATTATTCACTAACCTAATCATATCAAGTAACTCGATTTCAAAATTATACAGAATTTCTTTATACTCATTACGTTTCTCTTCTAATTCGATCTCATCCATTGCACGTTTAACACCTGATTCACCTTGAGTGTTCACATCGCCGGACTGTGAGGATAGCCCTTCTGACATCATAACAGTTTTATTTTTCCAATCAATATTTTCTCTGATGGAAGTATAGTTAATATCCTGCACAATGGATTCAAGAGTTACATCTTCACCCTCAATTGATTTTGTTTGAATGAGCTGCCCCGCTGCAAATCTTGTCTTGTCAGGTAAGTTAGTATTATTGCCGTGCCATATTCCCATTACAGTTCTTAATTCTGATTCATCCATATCAGTCAATCTAATATCAAGATTCATTTGATTAAGAAGTAAATTCCAATTCGGTTCACCGTAAAAATCTAATCCCTCATCCATTCGCAAAATCACAAACGGAATCTTTCCAAACGGATTCACTCCCCCAGGATTGTCATCAGTCGGAGCAATGGTATCTTCACCGTCTATAATGTAATGCTCATCCTCTGTCCAGACGGAATAGTAAATGCTTCCGTCCGGTCTTGCTTTGCATACTTTTATTTTTTCAATTTGTAAATAATCATTCTTAGTTTTAACTTCAATATTCTCAGGAGTGAATATATCAAGGCGGAGTTTATTTGTTTCAGCATCCCAAACGGGTTCTGCAACAATTAAATTAAAATATACTGCTTTACGAAAAGCATCTTTAATTTTAGCAGAATATCTTATTTGTTTTAATAACGGATATAATTTTTCATCAATGACATCATCTGAAATAATCAGTTCCCTTAACGGCTGATTAGTATAAATTCCCGAAGTCAATCGGTTAATTATTTTTTTAGTGACGTTAATATGTTGGAATACCAGCTTGTCAAGTGTTGCCTGTGAGAATGGATTGTTTAAAGTCTTATTCTTCAGAATGTCATTGATCTGAAGGAAATCATTATTATAAAAAGCTGCGAATACTCTGTGGATAGATTTTCTCTCTAACTCACTAACGGCATTCATCCGTTGAAATCCCTTTGCTAACTCGGTAAATATATTTCCTGTCATAGTCTTTAACTGTCATCAACAGTTATCTAAAATAAATAAAATAAAAATTAAATGTAAATGATTATTTTGTTTGCTCGTCAAATTTTTTCATATAACTTTAATTTGTTTTCCCGGAATCATTTCTTTCAATGTATATTTGTAATTTAAATAGTAACCGATTGCTGAGCTTATGTGTGTTAAGTCAGGATTAGTTCTTTGATCTTCTACTTTTTTATTTTTTTCCCAAACTACCCGCCTGAAATCTTTTAAAGTGTGTTCACAATTGGGAGTTACAAATAATTTCCTTACACCCTTGTTATTTCTCAAACGCCAATTTACTATGTTAGTCCTGTAAGTAACAACCGGATTGGGTTTGACAAATATATTTTCTTGTTTAATCATTAATGTATTTCTGATAATATCGTAATCAGTTGAACGCCGTCTTGTTGATCTTGACATACCGGAATAGTCGCCGTAAATTTCAAACATACCAAACGGATATTTACGTTTTAACTCCTTAGCCATTGATTCTGTATCGGTATCATACTGCACTATCTCATCAAAAATAATATCATCATTATTATCCTGTTGAATTAAAGCCCACTTCATCGGGTCATAATTAAAATCACAGCAAACATTAATAACCTTATCAGAATTGTATTTATAATTATGTTCAATATTTTCATCAGTAAATTTTTTGTAAATCCTGCCTGAAACTTTTAAAGCTGTCCATTGACCAAGAGAATAAACAGAATACATATAGTCATCTTCACTTGCTAAATCAGATAAAACTTTCTTATACTCTTCATCGATGAATTTATTATCGTGGTAAGTTGTATGAAGTATTCCTATATTCCCGTCAATTCTGAATCTGTTTGTCAAAGTAAACTTTTTTAATCCAATGCTCATCATTGATTGGATTGTATGTTAAAATATGTTGCTTGTAATTTTTTGTATTGCCTCTCATTCTTAAATCAATTTGTTTAAACTCTTCCTGTTCGATCTCAGTTGCCTCTTCACCCCAAGTTGATGTGATCCCTGTAATGCTCTTTAATTTTTCCACGTCATCAAGACCACTTGATATTAATTGATTCTCATTCGGACGGTATATTATCTCCATATCAGTTTTATTAATCTTAAACAATTTTGAAATTTTCCATCTTGAAATAATATCTTTAAACAATTGGAATTGTGATCCTCTGATAGTCTTTGCAACTTTTCGATAATATAATATCCTATGTCCCTCTTCTTTCATAATCCGTATCAATAACTTTGCAGCAGCAAATTCTGATTTCCCAGAACCGGCTGACCCGTATAAATGCAAATACCTGCCTTTAAAATTATAAGCAGGTATGTAAACATCATTGAATATTTCATCTTTGAATTTAATCTTCAAATGACTTCGGCAGTTCGATTATTATTTCTTGCGGTAAGTTTATTTCGGTTTCCTGTTTATCGGTTTGTCCGAGATACTGCTTCCCTAACCATATCTGCATAGTAACATTTCCACCCATTGCAGATCGTAATTGTATATCTCTTAGCTTAGCTTTCCCGCTTTCACGTCCTTTTAAATATATTTCTTGAAATCGGTTTGTAATCGTATCAACGTGACATTCTAAGAATGCTGCAATTTCAGATTTAGCCCAAAACTTCTCTGCTAACTTCCTTACATCTTCCGGGTTAATATCTTTCAGTGCGTTCTTATTATTTGCCACGCCGTGTTTCTTAGCTTTTTTCATAGAGCGGCAGAATTGATTTGAACATTTCCTTCAGCTTGGAAAGCTGACGTGCTACCATTAACACCACTGCCGCATTTTTTTGGATACGGTTTTGATAATTTTAAAACTTGCTTTCTCATTTCTTTTGTAAGAGGGTATAAATATCTATACCTGTCTACTGCTGGTCTTGACTTATATTTACTTCTATCTAAGTTTAAAGAACTCATATAGCGATTATGCCTCCATTTTCCATTCACAAAATAATCTTTAGTCGTTAATGCAATCCCAGTATAAACCCAATTAGTTGCTTGATAAATAATTCCTAAATGATTCTGCCTGCTATCAGCAAATGAAACAATCAATTTTAAACCCGGATTAGTTTTTGATAAAATAGTAATTGCAATTTTTAATATTTTGCTTAATGGATTAATATGTTTACCAAGAGCTATTCTTGTGAGTTCACACCCTTCAGTAATTTTCAAACCATAGGGACTTAATAAATTATTATTTGCACCTCTTGAAAATATTATACACCCGATAAACTTATCATTTTCCCAAACACCGTATTTTATTAATTTTCCTGCTGATAAGCATTTTGAATAGTGCCAACGCTGAACAGCATATTTACACGCATCAAAAGAGCAATAATCAATTTTCAAATTCGTTGCCACAATTAGGACATTTTATTTTTTTCTTTTCATCTAATCTTTCTTCAGATTCAACTGCATTAAATTTTTCACCAACCCCTAATTCAAAATCTTCAAACCCCCATTCAATCAATTCATCAACTTCAAATTCATTTGCGAGTATATCAAAGTCAAACACTCCCGCAATATTCTTATTCAATCTTATTCCGAGTTCATTCGTTTGCTTTTCAGTTAATTGCTTTTCAGCAACATAACATTCCACTTCATCAAGGCCTAATCGTTCAAATATTTTTTTTCTGCCGTGTCCCCCGATAACAAATAAATCCTTATTCAATACCGGCGGCTCAGCAACACCGAACTTTTTAATTGATTGCTCTAAATCCTTTAATCCCTTTTCTGTCAGCTTACGCGGATTCTTTGGATTCTCTTTTAAATCTTTTACCTTAATTTTTTTTAATATCCACTTCATCCTATAAACTCATAATTCATAAATTTATGATAAACATTATCATTTTTTTCAGATAGCCTTTGATTCTTTTGTTTCAAGACTTTCTGAGGTGTCGCTTTGTGTTCAGATTTTTTCGGTTTCTTTTTTAAAAGATTATCAACGTAATCAAGATAATCCTTATTCAAGTGTGTGAATGATTTTTTTGACATAGTTTTAATTTAATCATTAATTAGATTATTCTCTGTAATCATTGTAAATTTCGATAGTGTTATTGTAAAGAATTATTTCTCCGTAATCCTTTGTAAATTTTTCTAACTCTTCAAGAGAACTTATTTCGATTTCAGGATATATAGATTCTAGATTTTCATTAGTATCAATTAATGAATGAGTATTGCCCAAAAATGTTCCATCAAGTTCAGCAAACGTAAATCCTAATTCCTCATATTTTTTTATTTCATTTTCTTTGTAAAAATGCCCTGTCAATGATAATTTAAATTTCATAGTTTTAATTTAATCCCGTTTCTTTGTCTTTCCCAAAAAGAAATAAATCAGAAAGTAAACAACTAAGTAATTTAGAAATGTCATTCGGCGTGTTGTTGCAGTGTGACGCTGAAACGGGAATATTATTCATTTAAATTTTTTAAAAGTAAAGTTAATTGATTGCATTTCTATTAAATCATTATAAATCTTTATAAATCTTTATGTCTATCTTTCCGATCTGCGTTTCGTTCATTCAGAGATTATGTTTATAAAATATTTCTTTATGTGCTTAAACGATTCAACATAATTTACAAACCTCTGAAAACCAAATCTGTTATCTTCTTTTCGTAAAAAGTCCTGGAGCATTGATACAGGGATATTACTTTCAAAGTTATATACCTTATCCGTTTCAATACGATATGTAGCAATTGTATCATTCATATTAGCTGTTATTAACAGTTATACAAAAATAGTTTTGATTTTAATTAATTACAAGTTTAAATCTTTCAGTAAGACATAACCTTTATTTCTGTGAGGAACGCCTGTAGGATTCCCGCGAGGTCTTACCGGGATATTAAAATACCTGAGCATCCATCTGATCTTAACAGTATAAATATTTAATTCTTTGGATATTGTTTCAATTGATTTCTTTTCTGTAATGTATTTCTGATATAATTTTTCTTTCATAATTTTTTATTTTTTAAAATCCCCCGCCCTGCTAAATTTAAAATATCTTTATCGGAGATTCTCCACTAATTTTGAGAACACACCCAACAAATGTAAAGAACAAATTTTCTCGGCATAACCGCCTTGAGCTGTCACAGAGCGGGGATAATTATTTAATTAATTCGGCTGCAATACTTTTTGCTTTCTTAAGTTCCATTATTTTAATTTAAGTTTGGTAATATTCTTCCGGAGTCATTACGTTTATCCCCTCTGAATTTGACTGCATAAAAACCAAGTCGATCAACTCTGACATTCTCTTTGAGTTCATTTTAGATGTTTCCTCATAAACTATCACCGTTTTATCACCGATAACTTTTTCTGAATAAAAACCGTGCTCATATTTCATATAGCATTTTTCCTCTTCAAAAGTATTTCCTGTATGTTTGCTTCTCAATCCAATCATAAAATGAAAAAATTTATTTTGTTGATTTGACCTCTTAGTGAGTTCATTTGGAAATCCGCATTTTGAACAGGTGTAGATCATAATAATTTATAATCCCTTTCAAACTCATATTTAGAAACATCAAACCCGTCATCTGATTTATTGTTTACATTTCTCATTCGTATATTTTCAATATTCCCTAAAATTCTTACAACCTGTATTATTTCATAGCGACCGTTTGAATTCTTACAGGAATATACCTGACCTTTTTTAACTTCTATTGTTACCATAATTTTGTTTTAATTTCATTATTAAAATTTATTAATTCTAACTGATTGCTTTGATAAAAATTAGGAGGATAAAAGTTATCCATCAGTGCCACCCTCCAATACAAATTTTCACTTAGCTCGTACCGATCAAAAAGGGTATAAACTTTTTTAAATTGCCAAGTATGGAAATTAAACTCATAAATATTTTTAGATTTATTTTTGGTAATTTTATACCCTTCGATACTAATTGAATCATTTTTATTTATGCACTCAAGAAATAGTTTTTTTCTTGTAGATCGTAATTCAATTCTTATGTTGTAAGTTTGCAAATTATCAAAGATATTTATTTTTGACATTTTAAAATATTTTTGTTTTAATTTCATTCTCAAAATTTAAATCCTTATCTGTTAAATATCTGAACTCCCTTGAGTTGTCAACTTGCAGCGGTTGTTCACTTCCGTAAAAGTTACCCGGCTTTTTAATGACTTTCCTCTGCCTGAGTAATCTAATTACTTTGTTATATGACCACCCGGCAAAGCGGAATTTCTCTGAGGTTGCGAGACAGGATCCTGTCTTTTTGTAGTCTTCAATTATTTTATCTTCCATAATTTATCTGTATTTATTTTGGGCTTTATATTTTTCCACCATAACCTGAAGATACTCTGAAGAGAAATATGATTTAAATATTTCCCTTATATCCTCATCAGTCCAAGTTCCTTCGGGGAGTTCGGTGACTTTGAAAATCCCTCTTAAGCTTAGATAGTCTTGAAGTCCTTCAAAAGTTAAAACTGAATCAGCGTCGGTTTGTTCAATCCTCACATCAATAAACTTTCTTTCCGGTTCATATTCGATTTCAAAAAGGTCTGTTTTGTTGTTTTCAATATCACTTTTAGAGAAATATAAATATTCTCCTGTTTTCTTACGGAATCTACAACAGTGACCGTAATCATCAATTTCACCAATATGCCCCTTTAGGTAAACAAAATCCTCTGTCCGATAATCATTTTTTAGTTTCACACTTTTAATTTTCTTTTCCATTTGATTTATTGTTTAAGTTTTAAAATCCCGGCTTCCCTCTCAAGTATCCCTTTACCTTTCCCAGAGAGTTCAGCCGGAATGAATTAATTATTGTTTTAATTTAAAATATTCTGCCGGGTAAAAAGCAGTTACTCCCGAATTATCTCTAAGCAGTATATTCTTATCGTGCATATTGTTACGGATATACTCGTCAATTATAATATACTCTTTGTCTTTGGTAATATTCGGGAATTCCTTGATTAAGAATTTACAGACTGCAACACCATAACCCATAATAGATTCATCGTATTTTACTCTTGTTTCCGGCTGCTCTTTGTGTTCGTGTTTGTAATGAGTTGAATAATCTGAAAGTCTGACATTCATAAAAGCTGCAAAATCCGTAACCCCAAACTTATTATCTAACTTTGCTAACCTTATCCGTTTAATCACTTCCATAACTGTCATTCTCAACTCTTGAAAATCCATTAACCAGCAATTAACAGTTTCAAATGGAATTACTTCATTCTTTGACGCCGCGTATCTGATTAATTCCTGTTTAATGGATCTGACTTCAATCTCATTGTAAGTAAATATTTCAAGTTCCGGTATACCAAGTATTTTTTCCGAGGTCAAACCCCTTTGTGAAAGTTGATTTAGATTTTGTAGCTTGTCCATTTTTGATATAATTTAAATATTGATTAATCTGTGAGTTTAAAGTTGAAAGAGTTATCTGAGAAAGAAATTTGTCATCACTGATTGAACAAGCAGCATTAAACAAGTTATTGAAATCAAATTTGCATTTCTCGCTGTCAGACTGAGGATTCTTTTTCTTATACCCAGCTAACAGCATTCCAACCGCTTTTTTATCTTTCTCTTGAATTATGTATTCAAGTCCTTTGTGTTTCGTATAATTAACTGCAAATAATTCTGTTAGTTCATCAATGAAGCTAGGGGGGGTCGGTGTTTTTTCCGACTGCTCTTCTTTCTTTTCATTATTATCATTCTTTTCATTATTATCATTATTGTTTGTATGCAAAACCGTTTCAGTATCGTTACAAACCCGTTTCAGTATCGTTTCAGTTGTGTCCGTTTTATATGTGTTAGGGTCTTGATAAGTATTATATTTACATATACTTATGTGTGTCCCGTATGTGTCCGAAATCAATTTAATATATTCTTGATTTTGTAAGACTGTAAGCATTCTGCTAACTTTTGCTCTGCTCCATTGCTGTAATCTTCCATTTTTTATAAATTCATTATTTTCTGCTATTATTGAAAGGCTTGTTACCAATTCGCCTCTTTTAATTTCAAAACCATTATATTTTTTAGGCTCTTTGCTGTGTCTCGCAGTGCCAACTAAATAAATAAATAATTTTAAAATGTGAGGATCATCTCTCCAAATAGAAGACTCAAATATTTTCCTTGTAATAATAAAATAAGTTAGCTTGTCCACTTATTGCCCTTTCTTGAATTACAGGACTTACATAAAATTTGTAGGTTACTATACTCATTTGACCCTCCTTTAGAAACAGGCTGAATATGATCAATGGATAAATTCTTTTTTGAGCCACAAAATAAACATTTAAAATTATACTGAATTAATAATTCATTAAAAAGTTTTTTGCTTAAACTCCTACGATGTTTTTTGCTATCACTCAAACAAGATTTAAAAATATACTTAACTATACCCCCTCTATCGTTACCCTTAAAAATTACAGGGATTAAATTAATAGAACAATCAGAACAAATAGTTTTATCTTTATATAATAAATAAGGTTCACCGTTGAGTTCTGTTAATATTTCTGAGTTACAAAAAATACAATGCATTCCCATAGTCTATTAATAAAAAAGTTCCAAACTCAAAAGGTAACTGCCGGGTAATATACCGGGGTTATACCTCACAGTATAACCATCCTTTTGAATTTGGAACTCATCTATTATAAAATTTGTCATAATATTACTTTCAGTTAATACAAATATATAAAAACTGTTATTAACAATCAATTTAAAAAATGAATATTTTTTTTATGATGTTTTAAAAAACTTTATAAATGTTTTAATATCCTCAATATCTTTAAAGATTAAATCAATCGTAAAATCACAATTGACTAACAAGTAAAATGTATCAAACAAGTGTTTATGCGGTTCATACATAAAATCATAGTCGCTTAACTCTTCGTTATCCCATCTCCAATCGGGACAATAAGCACTTTGGTCTGAACATAAAATAAACTCATTATTTAAATAATAACATAAATTTGATTGAGCTGCATTGTCTATAACAAACCCAATATCTTTCAATTCTTTTAGTTTCATAGTGTGTTCTATTTCAAGTTATTTTATTTTTATTTTTTTAAATTTCATTCCCGCAGGGAGCAGTTAAACATTTTACAAACTTGCTTTTTTTCTTAACCCTTTTTCTGAAAGAAGACTTACTAAAAACTTTCAGACGCCTGATGAAAGGCAACGGGATTGAAATTAATTTAAAAAAATTTTGAGAAAAATATATTCTTTGTTTATGTCAATTGACAGAATGAATAAATCCGATTCACGCCAAGATTTGATCTTACTGAGATTCTTAAATATTGTAATCCTCAAAATGATATTCTTTTTTAGGAATTCTTTACGGATCTGATTTTGCTTTTTGATCTGATAAGCTGCAACGTATCTTTTTATTACGCGGATTTTGTTTAAGAATTTCATCATAGTTTTTATTTAGTTTTTAAAAAATAATTCCAATAATTTAGAAAGTCATCAAAGGATTTTACAATCCAATAATGACCTTTACAGAATGTTACATTCTCTTCAAATGCTTTTTGTTCGATTCTCTGTTTATCCCTGCCCGTCTTGATTTCAATTGCAATGAATTTAGAATCAATACAACAGAGAATGTCGGCAATGCCTTTATTCTTTGACTTTGAAAATATTATTTTTCCGTTTGCAACTTTACGAGGAACACCCATAGAATTGACCCGAAAAGCGAAGCCCTTATGAGCATTGATATAATTTACAATTGAATTTGTTAATTGATTTGTTCCTGTCATTTGTATTTATTTATTATAAAATCTATATAACCTTTATATTCTGTGATTTGATCATCGGTATAACCCTCCTTTTTTCCGATAGCTTTATAATGCTCAAGCCACCAAGAGAAAGATTCTACTTTACAACCGATTTGAATTTTATCGTTTATATAGTTTACAACAAAATGCTTTGAACCGATTATATAAAGTGGATTATATTTTAATACTGTTTCGTCACCAAGTTCACAGCGGTAACCAAGTTTACAGTCGTCACCAAGTTTACAGCCGTAACCAAGTTTACAGCCGTAACCAAGTTTACAGTCGTCACCAAGTTCACAGTCGTAACCAAGTTCACAGTAGTCACCAAGTTTACAGCCGTTACCAAGTTTACAGCGGTAACCAAGTTTACAGCGGTCACCAAGTTTACAGTCGTAACCAAGTTTACAGTCGTCACCAAGTTCACAGTCGTAACCAAGTTCACAGTAGTCACCAAGTTTACAGCCGTTACCAAGTTCACAGCCGTCACCAAGTTTACAGTAGTCACCAAGTTTACAGCCGTAACCAAGTTTACAGCCGTAACCAAGTTTACAGTCGTCACCAAGTTCACAGTCGTAACCAAGTTCACAGTAGTCACCAAGTTTACAGCCGTTACCAAGTTTACAGCGGTAACCAAGTTTACAGCGGTCACCAAGTTTACAGTCGTAAC